ATCTTTAACTGTAAGATCTGGGTGTAGTATTCGTTGGGTATCTAAGCCATTATAACCTATACATGGAATTCCTAAATATGAACAATTTAACGCAAAAGTACCGGCAGCATGCGTACGCATCATATGAATACCAATTTTTCTTTTACTTAACTCAGACATCCATTCATCCCACATCATATAAGGTAATTGGGTTAATCCTAATTCTTCTTCTCCTTCTTGACGTCTACCCATCTGAGGTGAATATATTTCATCTGTAATTGAAGATGCTAATATAAATGAATCAAACCCTCCATACCAACTTTTCATATTACCACCAACCATAACCCCACTTCTACTTTCAGGATGGGTTACATTTTTGATTGGATCAGGATACATAAGTGATCTTAATACTCTTACATCTTTATGGTTTGTTAATCCTTTATAATATTCTCTATCTTGTTCATTATGAGCATAGATAATATCAGCATCAACTAAGTTATTAAAATAATGGATTTGGTTTTGAAGTGGGTAATCTTGAAAATACCAAAATGGACCTTCTTGCATTACAGCAACTTTATCACAATGTTTTTTTATATTGTTAACATTAACCCATTCTGGGTTTTTCTTGGAATTAATAGCTATGCCTAAGTCATAATGTTTGGAAATATTATTATCGTTGAGATTATAGTGATCTGCATTTAGGGCTACCATCCATGCAAATTCTGTCCTCATATTTTTATATTCTCTATTTAGAGCTTCTTTAGGGAACGATTCCATTTCTGAAAAGAATGCTACTTTCATAATTCACCTAAAGTTTTAAATTTAATATTTGCATTTTTAACAAGATGATCTAAAGATAATCTCATTTGGTTAAAATTTCTTTCATTCCAAATATTATCATTCCAATCACCAGCTATATGAGACTGAAACATAATAACATCTCCATTATGAATTTTAATATCATTAGTATTAATGCCATCAGCACCAAAAAACATCTTACAATCCCATTCTATATTATGGTTATGTTGATAATGGACAGCTGAATATTTAAAATGTTTCTCTAATTCTTTAATGGCTAAAGGGTGACCTAACCAACCAGGATTTCTCCATCCTAAAGGTTTGTGATCTACAGCTTCCCATTCATTTAACATTAATTGAACTCTTTCTTTTGCTTTTTCAGTTGTGTCTAATTCAAAAAATTCACATTCTCCAATATCATTCCTTTCACATTGGTGGTAATGGCCGTGAGCAGCTAATTCAAAATAATCCTTAGATTTTAACCAATCTATCCAATCCTTATGCTCAGATAAAGGAGCTTGATTGTGGTAATTTGAAGGAATAAATAATGTAAATTTAGCACCAAACAATTTATTTAATTCTTCAAGATAACCCATTTGAACATCTTCAGGTTTACCCCAACCTTCTCCAGGATGAATATCATCTATTGATATTGTTAAATTATATGTTGGTTTAGATTCCATTTATAGAGTATCGTAGTATGAGTTTTGTTTTTCTTGTTTTTCTATATTCTTATGATGATATAGGGCTAATTCTTCTTGAGGTGGTAAAGCTGAAAATTGTGTATGACCTTCTAGTACTTCATGGACTTTATTTCTCCATTTAATTTCAGTTTTATTTTTGTAAATCCTCATCTGATAATCAGGCCAATTAACCCAACCTTTATCATCTACTCTCCATCTCCATTTTTTAATATGTTCATCAGTTAATCCTTTAACAGTGTTTACTCTAGGCACATGATAAACTTCTACATTAGAATTAGCTTCTAAAATAGCTGGAAGGTTTTGAATTAATATTTCATTTGGAATTTCATCAGCATCAATTTGAAATATATAATCTCCCTTACATAATTTAGTTAGTTGATTTTTCCAATCTGCAAAATGTCCTTTAAAATTTTTACTTACCCAACTAAATTTCTTATTATCAACAGAATTTCCTCTTAAGTATTCTTCTACTTTTTTATCACCATTCTTTTTATCATATAAGATAATAATTTCATCTTCTTTTCTTATTATATTTTGAAGATAGGGAAGTAGTTTTTGAATTTCTACTAATTCATTACAAACTGTGATAGCATAACTTATTTTCATATTTTAGTTTTTATTAAAAATTCCTATATAATCTAGAGCTTCTATATAATCTCTTTCTTCAAATTCTTTAATGGTTTCCATATCCATTCTATGTTTATAGAATTCTCCTTCTTTACCTGGTATTGGATATTTTTCTTTTTCTTCTTCATTTACTGGTATTGCTTTAACTGCTCCCCATTTCCAATTTTCCCCATCAGTTCCATTAGCAAATATCATTCCTTTTTCAGGCATATTAACAGTTGAAGGCATCCAAATCATTCCTTCATCATCTTCACCCATTAATTCTTTATACAAATTAGGAAGAAGTTCCATTTGTTCTTCAAAAAATTGAGAACCTTTTTTCAATAAACTATTTGTAATAAACCCACAACCATAACATTGATAGTTTTTAATTTCATGGTTTACTTCTTGAACATAGCAAGCATCTGACCCACATCTAGGGCACGTTATCATATTATCCATTTATACTTTTTTTAATTTTGGGAGTGCTGGTTTACTATCAAATTGAGGTAAAGATAAAGTAACTTGTTCTGGGAAGTTTGGGAGATTATTAGTTAGAATTTCATCTAATTGTTCTTCCATTTTAGAAAAGTTGAAGTTAGATCTACTATAATACCCTTGACGTTTACCTTTTACTTTATATTCTTTATAATTTTTAAATACATCAACTAAGCAACGTCCTATTTCTGAATGATCAACACTAAACCATTCTGAACCTTCTATTAGCATATCCTTTTGTTGTGCTGATTGGTGGATTTTAGTTAATTTACCTCCCATCAATTGTGTAAAATCTTTTTTAAGAAAATCGGTATGACCTGACCAATTTGTAGCAATTACAGGTTTATTAGTTAAACTAAATTCAAGTAATGGTCTACCAAATCCTTCACCTTTAGTTAAACTTACCATAGATTTAACCTTTGGGTGATTGTATAATTCATTTATTTCAGAATCATTAAACTCACCATGAAGTAGATAAATACTAGGTAATTGAGATGCAGGAACACTATTACGAATAGATTGTATTCTTTTTTGCATTTCATATCTATCCATATAACTAGATCCAGCACCACTCATTTTTAAAATTAATGCTGGTTTCTTTTTCTTGTTTTTAAATAATTCATAAAATGCTTTAATAAGCAACCCAACATTTTTTCTATCTTCCCCTAATTGACCTTTCATCCAATGACCTACAAACAAATATGCAAATGATTCAGGGATAGAATTAATCTTATTAAATAATTCTTGGTTTTGGATATCTTTTGTATTAATATCTTTATAAACATCTAAATCAGCACCTTCAATTAAAACTTTACATGGTGTGGTTAATTTAATTGTAACTTCTTGACCTGTTTGTTGATTTTTACCATTATAAGATGTTCTTTCAAAAACTTCTTTACTGTGATTGGATGAAGTTAAAATTAAATCCATTCTATTACAACCTTCAATCCATTGATGAGCACATGCTGTAGTTTCAATTCCTGCTGTAAGCCCAATGTTATACTTTCCAACTTTTTGAAATTCATTAGGTACTGTTACTTGACACCAAATATCAGGTTGTTGATCTAATTGGTTATTAGGTAAATTTAAAATATGTGAATTTAAAAATCCCCATTCTTTGTGATGATCTTTAATAAAACCAAATGGAGTACCTCCCCATCTTTGTGGTAAGATTTTAACATCATATTTTTCGCTTTTGATTAAAGCTTTAACAAAATCTCTAGAACGTGCTCCATATCCTGAATATGTGTCAATAGGGCAACTTACGTAAAATGTATTTTTCATTTAATAAATTATTTCATGTTTTAAAACTCTTGATTCAAAGTCAGTATCCTTTAGAAATTCAAATTTTTCTCTAGGTGTCCATGTATCAAATAACTCATCTAATCCTTCTATAATTCGATTAGACATTTTTTCTGATGTAAATCCTGCTTCATCTGATAAAGCCCATTCCATACCTGCTTTACCTCTTTCTCTTCTTTCTTCATCTCCCATCTTATACATTTCCATAATTTTCTCAGAAGCATCTTCAAAAGAACATCTATCATCATAAATGTAAGGTGTAACTGGGGATCCAACAATTGATAAATTAGTTGGGAATGTTGGCAATACCCATTTCCCATGTTTTGTATAGGTACCTCTATGATTTGAAGGAACATTTTTATCTAAATTAATCCAATCACCATTTTCATCTTCAAAACGCATTTGGTCTTGCATTCCACCTGTCACATTAGCAATAAACGGAGTACCAGTTAATAATGATTCAGTTAATGCTAATCCCCATCCTTCAGCTGATGAAATCAAAATAACACTATCAGCGCAATTATACAACATATTCATCTGTTCTGTTGAAAGTTTATCTGCGGATATTACAACATTACCATCACCATTAGGAAAGAAATATTCAATAACTGCTCCTAAATCAGTTCCATGTTCACTTACAGGTTCTGTATGAAGAACTAGTGTACATTTTTCTCTTTTTTCTTTAGGTAATTCATCTAAAAATAATTTCCAAGCTAAAATAGTATCTGAGATTGATTTTCTCCTAATATTTCTTGAGTTAAATAATAACATAAAATCACAATCTTTGCCTTTAGATAAATGCTTTCTAAATTTTTGTAATTGTTCATTTGTTCTATCTAAAGGACGGAACATTTTACTATTTAAACCATGAGGAACATATTTAATAACTTTATCTTTAGCTTTATCACCTAAAACAATTTCATTAATTGCTTTTGTTTGTTTTGATATCCCAAATAAAGCATCACATGATTCATAGAATTCTTTATTGTACATAGGAGCAGGCATACTATCCCAAATATTAAGATAAACAATAGGAATGTTTTTTCTTATTTGATTTTCCATTGCAAACACCCATTGAAAATATCTTGGATCTGTAATTAAGAAAATAGCATCTGGTTTTTCAGTTTCTATAACACTTCTTAGTAAATCTGGGTTTCCATAACCATCCGTTGGGTATAAGATAACAGAAGAATCATCAATACCAGCAATTTTATCATTATCAGCTGATAGATCAATTCTTTTACCTTTATCAGGATGTTTTACAGCACCTGCTAATTGTACCCAATTATATCTATGAGAAGTGTGTAAAACCATTTCTCTACCAATTTGAGCAACACCTGAATGTACTCTAATATCATCAGTTAGGAGTAATATTTTTTTCCTATCTGATTGTTTAATATAACCTTCTTTCATAATGTGATTTATTTTTCTGTTAACTCCAAATTTGTATGGTTAGTAATTTTTTTCCTAAAATCTTCATCTGTTAAGAACAAATGAATTGCTCTATCTGAAAGTTTTTGAAATGAAAATTTACGTTTTACACATTCAATTTTGAAATTCTCAAACAAGTCACTTTGGACTTTTACACTTGTTAAGGTCATTTCTTTGTTACTCATAATTTTTAATTTATTATTTATAATATACAATTTTTACTGCGCCACTCCACACAATTCTGGGTTATCTTTAAAAGGACAAAAAGTGCAATTCCATTTTGATGGAGTTGGAGTGTAATTTTTATCTTTATATCCTTGTTTATTAAATACTTCTTCAATAAAACTATTTAAAGACTTAGTAGCTTTATTTAATTTTACTTTACCAGAAGCAGGTTTAAATGTCTGTATTCTTGGTATTATGAAATCTGGGTGATCATATACCTTACGTTTTACAATAAAGAATTCTACATCAATATTTTCAATTGGAATATTAAATTGTTCTGAGAAGAATTTTTTGTATAATACTAGTTGAAATTGTTTATCTTCATCTTTTTTAGTTTTATCATTCTAACCACGAGTAGATGTTTTAATATCTATGATTTTAAAGGTTTGGGTAGGTTCATGATACATTACAATGTCTAAATAACCCTGATATATAACATTATTATAAAACTTATTCGGAGTAACCATAACAGGAATTTCACAACCTACTAAATACCATCCTCTTTTTGTAAAGTATTGTCCTTTTTTCTTTTTAAAAGTTTTTAAAATTTCAACACCATCTTCGTAAAATTCTCTTAATTCTTCAGATGAACTAAAATGTTGACCTTTATTTTTTTTATATTGAACTTTATATTCTTCTCTTAAAGCATCCTCAAAGATTGTGTAAATATCTAATCTATCAGCTGCCGCACCACTTTCTTCATACATTACATCTAAATAATGTTGGAGTGCTTCATGTAAAGCTGTTCCAAATACAGTGTGAACTGTAGATGAAAATATCTTATGTCCGTCTTTATATTGGAGAGCCCATTTATGAGGACAACTTCTATACATAGAGAATTGAGAATATGATACATTTTTCTGATATGAGTAATTTATCTCATCAGGTTTATATGCTCTTATTTCTTTTACAATTTGAGGTAATTTTTTCTTTTTTCCCACAACTTATTTTTTCCATTTATTCCTCATTACTAATTGAGCTATGACTCCATAATTAGAAATATCTATAAAACTATCTATCATAGGTTCATCAGTAACATAACTCTTACCTTTACGTTTAAGCATGTTTTTTAGGCGGTTTATCTTGTCATTACAACGCAACCAAATCCCAGTCAATGATAGTTGCACATCTTCTTCTTCCTCGAGTGTAGACCCTAAAGCAATATTACCTAAACCATAGTCTAACATTTTACCAGCAAACAATTCATATTGTTCTTTTTGAATTACTTTAAATTCTTTTGCTAATTCAGGATACATTTTTTCAAAGTCACCAACTGTTGACCCTATAATTTCATCATAACTTGCTTTCTTCATATTATTAAATAACTTCTTTTTGATCTAAATATTTTTCTATTGTTTCTAACCTCTCATCAGCATCGGCTAACATAGCAAGTGCTTCTTCAGCATTTTTGTAGAAATCTTCTGTTGAATGATCTCCAATTCCTGCCGGGTTTTGTTCTAGTAATTCTAAGGATAATAATGCCTTTGCTTTATCAGCTATTGCTGAGGTATAGAGCATATCTCTTAATTTACTCATAATTCTGCTTTTTTAAATAATTTATCTATTTCTTTTTGTTCAACTCCCATATCCCATAAGATATTCTCTACTCCAACACGTCTTAAAATATCAATATAATGATCTGCTTCTCCAAGCGAACAATGGAAATATTCAGCTACGTATTCAGCTAATTCTTGATAATTTCTTTTATTTTGATTTTTAATGTATTTAAGCCAGGTTTTCTTTTTTGGAATCATTTCTCGGTAAATTGAATATATTTGTTGTTTATTTTGTGGGTTAATTTTTTGTACATAGTTTGCAACATCAATGTAACCTATATACATTGATACGTATCTATGTATCATGTAAGAATTCCACTTATCCCACGAAGCTTGTGAGAAATTTGATGGAGGAGATTTCTTGTAAGTTATCTCCTCCAACCAATCAAATATGTTTTTTACCTCGATTTGAGACATTAAAGAGTAATATCTTTGTATTCTTCTCTAAGCTCTACAGGTACTGTTGATTCTAATACCTTACCAGATACTGTATCAAAAAATACTGGGATAGGCATTACAGCGTCTTCATCCGCTCCTACTACAAACTTAGATACCTTTCTAAGTAATACACCTTGTTGAAAGATATGATTACCATCAGTTCCCTCAATTGCTGTTGTTGATTTCAAATCAACATTCATTTGCATGTTTTGTTTTTCACTCATTTTAATTTAATTTAATTGTTACTGTTTTGTTTATAATCAAGATAAAATCCAATCGCTACTAAAATATTCATACCTACACTAGCGATTATTTCATGTAGATCTTTATATACATTTAAACTTAAATGAATATGTCCTAACATCCAGAATGGTATTGCCAAATTTTGACTAATCCAAATTACAAGGAATATTAAAAACTCTTTCATATTAAATGATTTAAATTTCATTTTAATTCTATTAATTTTGCTATAAGAGCCATTATGTTAATTTCTTTATCAATACGGAAATTAGACTGATAACTATACTCGTTGATATAAATAGCAACCATTCCTTCATTTCCATTTGCGTATATAGAAGCATTATCATACAAATAACGATAAAATTCCTCAAAATCATTAACATTCGCATTAGCGATAATTTGTCTAATAGTTCTCCAATTCGGTTTAGCATTTTTTAATTCTTTTAATACTTGAACCATATAATTAGATGATACAAGTATTGATTTATCTATTACTACTTCACTATCTTGAATTGATAGTTGGATAGTATTAAGCATTTTACGAATATCAGGGTAATATTGATTTACAATAATTTTTAAATCATCAGCACTACAATCAACTTCT